CATTGACTTTGAGCTTCACTACCTCATAGGCTTTCTTACTGCCTTCGATGTGTTCGGGTAATGCCTTTGTACGTTTCTCGAAGAACTCTATCGGGACCTGAACATCACCATCATAGCCATACAGGGGCGCGGTTAGTATCGAACCCTTGAAATCAACGTCAACGCCCTGTCCTGCTGCAAAGCCCAGCCAATAAGCAACACCAACCCTTTGATGCCCATACTCGGATTGCGTTGCCATTTCAACCCCATACACTTCCATCTTCTTATATCCCTGGTAAACAGCTAATGCCAGCGCATAAGCAACGGATGATGTAAAGTATTTCTCAATGTTCTGGTATTTCTCCATTATCTCGTCAAACGGGAATTTGACTGACATTGGGACATCCTCAAATTTATCTATCATATAAACCGTGCAACCGGTTTGATTTTGTAACCACTCGTAATGACCTGGATCATTCCTGTTTGTTATGGATCTCCAAATGACTGGCTTGTGCATCTGGAATACCACATCAGCACATTTCACCCAATCAGCATGAAGTGCCTCATTGAATATCCAGATATCGCAATCCTCTCGTGAAAAATCAAACTTAAGCGCGGTACCTCTGTGACTTCCTACAATCGCAACGGTGTCTTTCATTAATGCCTTTCTGTTATGTCGTGGGTGTTTCTAATATCTTTATCGGTATTGAAAAACTCACCATCTGAGTAACAACAGCATCCCATTGAGCAGGTGCAACGGTAAACGACACAGGGAATACAATTGTATCAACTGTTGCTGACAATGTTGGATCACCCGCAAGTCGTTTGCAAAAGTCAGGAATGATAATGTCAAGCTGTGAAAATGCTGACTTCATGTGCGTTCTGGATACATGAAAATCAGTATTGATAGTATATAATAACCTTGCACTTGTAATATCATCAACGCTAACTGAACCATCTGAAATGTAAGTAATCGCAAGTGGTAGCACATCAGCAGATTCAACGGGGTAACTTGGCGCGCTTCTTATCGTATCACTTGAGCTGTTGTAAACCGTTTCAAGGGCAAGCGTCTGAATCTTTACAATGGCATCATCTATCAAGCTCATGATTCATTCTCTATCGTTTCAATAGTTATTTTAATTCCCTTCTTTTCATAAAAGGTATCAATAATTTTATTCATATTTCTATGTTGCTTTGTATCATCCCAGCTATGAACCCTTACAAAAAGACAGGGGAAATCAATGCTTGATACCTCGAAATATTTAGCGCAACCACTATCCTCGACCTCAAAGTTATCTGGATAATCCTCAATAACAATCTTCATAGGAATACCTTATTCAACTTATATTGTTTCAATATCTCAATCACATCAGGATCTAATGATTTCGTATACATTAGCTGCCCTAATTCAGCACTTGCCGATGTATCTTGATAAGCCTGTTTTGAACGCATGAACCAGCGCATGACCGTGATCTTAACCGCCTGGACAATATCATCGGGGGGATTGTCGGAATAACCGAAGCGTCCTGTCACCTTTATGCCTTTCTTGACACTGTAAAATTTCCCCTTGCTGCCCGCAAAGTTATCAACAATCAACTTTTCAATCGGTTTGTTTAGTGCCGAATAGTTGTAAGGCCAAACATAATAATCAGTATCCTCAGTCCAATCGGTATAATTCGATGAAGCCCTGCCCCCGCTTTCGCTTACTGAGACACTCGTCAAGGAGATCATCGGGTCTACATACTGTTCTTCTTCCCCTGAACCATCGAAATATCGTATCGTGTCGGTTGTGGGTACATCAAAATAATCTTTACCACCCCCAACTTCTTTGTCAATCAATCTGCTGGCTGCGGTGATCATCTCTGACAGAACAGTATCATAATCGCTCATACTTTCAATGTCACTATCCGGCATGTCAGCTTTTATTTCTGCTACACTCACATAATCAGCCATAGTATATCCTTATTATTAAATGGGGGTCACTCATTACAAGTGACCCCCTGTTTAGTGAGTTAATACTAGGTCGCAGCAGCAGAGCTTGATTTCTGTTCAACCTGTGGGTAGCGTGGTTCAAACACACCAACAACGGATATTCGACAAATATCGGTCGCCCCGTCCCCTACGGTTGTCATGTCAAGATAAACGTGCGTAGCATCTGAGTCGTGTGAGGGAATCACACTTGGGTCAAGATCAATCAAGATGCATGGCTCGTCATCCGATGCGTCAAACTGGGCATAGCCAGTCGCAGTTGTTACTGCGGTAATATCACCCCAGTTGTCAGTAGCAACTACCGCTTCTCGATACCAGAACGGAAGAGCATAGTCCCCCGCAGCCGTTGATCCTTCAGCAGTTGTTGATTTTACATAAATGTTATGCGTCGATGTTGCTGATCCACACTCAGTATCAGCCATAACGATAAATGTCAGCCAGTGCAAGTTTTCCAACTTGACATGCTCTGTTTCTGAGGCAGCCGTGGTTGTCTTTGGTGCATATAACGGGACCACTTGCAACCCTTCAGCAAATCTTATTCCATGTGAAGCCATTTTTTTACCTCCTTATTATGTGGTTGCTTGTAGAGCAACAAATGGCGAAATTTCAGCAGTACCATCAAAGGCTGTTACAGGTGAAGCCCACAATGGACTCCCATCAACGCGATACACGAAGCGGAAAGCTGTCTCATCATATACAAAGCGCACATGAATTGAGCTTGCAGCTTGTACTCCGCCCTTTGTGATAGCTACATATTGCGATGGGCTTGCCAGTAAGATGTCCCCAACAGTACCAAGATAGGGATTATATTCGGTTTCGATAACCGGACGCCCTAACAAAGTGCCATAAGGGGCAGATAATAGTCCACCTGGGGGCATGTAAACGCCCTCATAACCACTGCCAGCGATTGACATCCGCATCAGTTGAGGCATTACAGATTGATTGATGAACCATACATAATCACCAACCCCTGCATAACGTGCAGCCCACATATTACCGATATCATCAGCGTCAACTTCGTTTGCATCTTGACGCGCAGCCTCTACTAATGCGCCAGATTGCAGAATACCCAAAGACATCCCAACTCCAGTACCATCGATAAATGAATCTTCAACCAAAAAGCGTAATTCAGCAGGAACGTTTCGAGTCAACCATCCTTCTAATGCGCTAGCATCATCAAGCAGCTCATCAGTAGCGTATACCAGCGCAGCAACTTTCTTGAGTTTCAATTCAATGTTGCGGAAGGTTGGATTGCTTGCTGTTTTTGTTCCACCTTCACCCATCCAGTAGCCACGAACGCCGCCCATACGTGATCCTGCAGCACGGCTTGTCTCATCAATAGCTCGGAATGTCATCCCGTTACCCTTCACGTTGATTGGTGAAATTTGCTGGAGAACCTTACCGATTCCCCAAATGTTTTCAGAAATCCCCGCTGCGATATCAGATTGAACTAAGAATCCACCCTCGGATGGGATTGCTTCATTTAGCCCTTCTGATTTCAAGGGCAGTAACCGCTTGTCAGTTTGGTTGTAAACCTCAGCATTATAAACCGCTTTGAAGAATTCGTGTTTCTTAAACGGGTTCAATCGCAGGGCTTTGTCAGCTTCATCTTCTTCAACATCAACCTTGACCCCGCCAATGGGCTTTGGCGGTTCCTGTTCTTTTATACTTTTAACCGCCTCATCGACGGCTTGTTTAATTAGTGCCTGGAAGTCAATTGGTTCTTGCTTGACTTCGGCTTTGACTTCTTCAGTCATAATATCCTCCTCTAATTTCGGCTCGAGTTCTATTTCCCGTTCCGATATTTTAGTGTTATATAGTGATTTCACGGGGATTGCCATGTTTCGCCACTCGGCAGGGGTTGGGGTTAGAGATGCTTCGGCAATGGGCCAGCTCTTGATGTGAAAGGCTTTTCCAACAGGCTCACGCCGAACAAGCGTTCCTGCAGGCTGTGAGGAAAATCCCATCTTATTAGCTTCAACCATTCCATAAATGCGTTTCTCATACTCGTCGCGCAAATCTAACTGTGTTTGCAACCATATTCCCAATTCATCAGGTGTGACTTCGCCAAAATCCAATCGTCTGGATTTTACGTCCTTGTCAAACCCATGCTGATAATAGACAGGTATCTTTTGTCCAGGGATAGAAGCCGCTCCCAAATCTGTCTCAGGTGAAAAGAAATCACCCACAAGATCAGGTTGCGTTTCATCCGAATAACGAATTAAATATCCACCTATTTTCCCGTCACCAAGTGCTTTGACTGCGCCTCCGTAATAAATTAAATTATCGTCAGCCATGTCACCTCCTTGCTAGTGACTTAAAACAAATAAAGCCAGTAATTAAACGCACATTCGCGTTAATTCTGACTTTCATAACCATGAACCGTCAAAGATGCTCAGTCGCGGTATCCACCGCCCGCCAAACAACTCTTATTCAGTTGTTAAAAAGAAGTATAACATATTCCTAATTACATTGTCAAGCGAATTTACAATGTTTT